GCCAGATAGAGTTTATAAACAGCAAAGATAAATTTGTATTAGAAGTTGGTGGATATGGCAGTGGTAAAACATTAGCCTTAGCAATTAAGCTCATTTTAATGTCATTGTGTTTCCCTGATAACAATATATTATTGGGCAGGAAGCATCTTGGACTAATAGAAAAAGGATTATGGCCAGATATACAAAAGCTAATGAATCCCAATTGGTATCATTATCGGGTCAAAGATGGAATAGTCAGGTTCTTTAATGGCTCTGATATTCTCTTTTATGGATTAGATGCTCTTCAATCTGGTGGACTGGCAGATATCAAGAAAGCTCAGCAGAAGATAAAGGGTCTTAATTTAGGAGCATTCTTTATAGACCAGTTAGAAGAGGTTGATTATGGAACATTTGATGCTCTTAGAGGTAGATTAAGAAGGAAGAATGTCCCATGGTTGCAGGCAAATATGACATCAAATCCTGCTACTTACTGGGCGTATGATTTTTTTAAAGCTAATCCCCAGAAAGGAACTAAGTTAATTCAATCTTCAATGATGGAGAATGAGGCGAACTTACCAGCGGATTATTTAGAAGACCAATTAAACCACGATAAAAGATATGTTGATAGATATGTTCGTGGGATATGGACACCAAGCGTTTTAACAGATAAGTTAGTTTTTGCCGAAGAATACATTCTTAAATTTAAACCTAAGAAGTTTCACAAAGAAGAGGGGTGCGAAATATATCGGGATTATAATAATTGTAAATATCAGATAGGAGTTGACCCGTCAGAAGGAGTGGTTGACCCGTCATCAATATCAGTTGTTTCAGAGTATGGTGAAAAGGTTGCCAAGTTTAATGGCAAGATACCGATATTTGCGTTAGGAGGAAAGGTTAAATTCCTCTATGAGAAATACCATAAACCACTGATAATACCAGAGGTCAATGCGGCAGGACAGGCATTACTACTACAGATAAGGGATTTAAACATATTCAAGAGAACTGTTTATGATGAGAAATATGACAAACAGCAAGAGAAACTGGGTTGGAAGACCAGCTATCAGACAAAACAAGCTTTAATTAGCAACTTCCAAGAGCTTTTAAGGCAGGATTTTCCCAAGATTTGGGACGAAGGGACAATCAATGAATTACAAGCGTTTGAATGGACAGATGTTGCCAAGCAAAAGGGTGCTGGAGCATCACCAACATTCCACGATGATGATGTAATGTCAACGATGTTAGCTTATTGGGGAATGTCGCCTGATAAAATTAAGAAAAAACGAATACTACAAGAATACAGAAGGTCGTTAAGAAAACATAAAATGTTTCAATATATTTAATGCCGAATTATGCCATATAAACTACTAAAACGCAAGGGGAAGTTCTGCATGACAAACAAGCAAACAGGTAAAACTTATTGTTATAAAACAGCTGTCGCCCGCAAAAAAGGAATGAGAATACACGAAGCATACGCTCATGGATTTAAGCAAACAAAAAAATGATATTAGACACAATTAGAAAAGAAATAGATGATTTTAACACACAATCCATAGAGGTTGTCAAGGGTTATAGCTTTAATCAGAAAGAAACTCTTAATAAAATTTATCTTTATTACAACTCAAAATATGCTTCTGGTGAATTTGATGACCAAGGAGATAAGAAGTATTTTGATAACATATCAAGAAACCCTTGTAATGTTGCCACAAAAGCGATAGATTTCGATACAAAAGATATTAAGGTTTTAACCGCCCCTGGTGGAAGACCAGAAAAGACTTGGTTTTTTGAAAGGGATTTGAAATTCTGGATGAAAGACCAAAACTTTGGCAAAACCCTTAACAGGATTTTTCACGAACTCCCAATTTATGGCTCGGTTGTTTTAAAAGAGATTAAGAATAAGTTATACTTTGTTGACCTTAGAAACTTCATTGTAGAGCAATCAGCAGATAGTCTTGATAAGTCGGGGTATATTATAGAACAACATCCTTATACGCCAATGGAATTTAGAAAAATCGGTGATAAGAATGGTTGGGATAATGTTGACAAAACAATAGAAGCATTTAGGAAAACAAAAGACCCATATATTAAGGTTTTAGAAAGATATGGCGAAGTAGAAGAAAAAGGTAAATATGTTTACAAAAAGACTATCATAGCAGATGTTGGTAAAGACATTATGGAAGACGGAATTGTTTTACCACATCCAGGGTTTTTATTAGAAGAAAAAGAAATTAAAACACATCCTTATCACGAGATACACTTTGAAAAGATGCCTGGTAGATGGTTGGGTATAGGTAGGGTAGAAATAATCTTTGACCCACAGGTAAGGGTTAATGAGATATCAAACCAACAAGCTAAGTCATCCTATTGGTCAACGCTACGATTATGGCAAACACGAGATGAGGGGCTCGGTAGCAATTTGCTAACAGATGTTGACAATGGAGATGTTCTAATTGTAGAAGACCCATTAACGCAAGTAGATATGGCTGATAGGAACTTAGCTTATTATAACCAAGAGCTACAGCGTTGGATGCAAAATAGAGATGAGATGACATTCTCTTATGATGTCAACAGAGGAGAAAGAATGCCAGCAGGAACACCATTAGGCTCTGCTCAATTGGCAGCAGGAATGGTTGGTTCATACTTTGACCAGATTAGAGAGAATGTATCAATGGAAATTAAAGAATTGCTTTATAATGTGATAATCCCTGGATTTAAGAACTCATCAACAACCGAACATATTCTAAGAATAGCAGGCAAGGATTTAGATGAACTGAATAATCTAATTATATCGATAGAAACAGAGAAACGCCTTATCGAATATGTAAGCGATAATAACTCTTTCCCGACAGAAGGGGAATACGAGCTATTGAAAAAGGTTGTCACGGAAAAAGCCAAGAAAGCCAATGAAAGAATGATAACTATTCCAACAGGATTTTACGATGATGTCAAGTATAAGATAGACATAATTATAACAGGAGAAGCAATGGATACGAGGGTCAAGGCAGCCAATACACTAATGGCGATACAAGCGATACAGAGCGACCCAACTATGCTAACGGACCCAACCAAGAAAGCATTATTCTTTGGATTGTTGGAACAGGCAGGAATAAACCCTTATGATTTCGTTAAGAGTGGACAGCCAGAACAGCAGTTAGAACAGCCAAGAGTTGGCGGCGGGGGAGTATCAAAACCAGCTATGCCTAATAACGCAGTTGCTGGCACACAACAAAGCACAATATAATGGACAAAGAACAAAGGATTAAACTATTAAAAGGACTTGCCCGTTCCAGCGAGGGAATGGCATTAAAAGAACACTTTCAAGAACTAATACGAGAACTAACTAATGGAAAGAATTTTAAGAGCGATGATTTCGAAATGGACGGAAAGGCGTCCATAAAGGCAAGTATTGTCTTAGAAAAGGTAATCAGAGACTTGAACTCGTTGGGAAAAGACAAAGATAAGAGAAAGATTAACAATTATATTTAAATGGGAAGCGATAACCCATTAAAACACTTAAAGGTCGATGTTTATTCATTTAACGAAACAAAATAAATGGAAACTGAGGAAACCAACGACAACCAAGAGGAAGAGGAAACCTCTGACGATATCGATGATATCAATGAAGAACCTTTAGAAGAAGGGTTAGAAGACAAAAAACCTTCTATCAAAACTTCGACAAAGACTTATTCGGAAACAGAGAAAAGATTATATGCCAGAATGAAAAAGGCAGAAGCTGAGGCAAAAGCATTAAAAGATTCGCTTGGTAAAAAAGAAGGCATTAAGGAGGGGACTCCCGCCAGCCAAGGGAACGATGTTTTTGACTTAGCTAAAACTATTTCTTCATTAAAGGAATATACTCCAGAGGAATTAGATTTTATTCAGATAATTTCTAAGTCTAAGGAGATTTCTCCGCAAGAAGCTGCTAAAACCGAAGAAGCAAAAATATACATCGCAGCAAAAAGAGAAAAGGTCGAGGAAGAGAGTAAAAAACTCGAACCCTCAACTAAACAATCTCTTGCCGAGAAGTCGGTTAGCGATGTAACCTCGCAAGACTTAAAGAATATGTCTATTTCTGAGAAAGAGGCATTTCTTGAAAAACTTGGCTGGGGGAGCAAGACTTATAATAAGAGAAAAGATTAGGAGGGGAACGAGATAGATTATGGCAACAGGAAGTAGCTGGGATGCGTTGAACGCCGAGATTTGGTCAGCTAAAATGCAGGTTAATATCAGAAAGACCTTAGTGGCATTTGATATAGCCAGAACCGAGCTCAGAGATGAGTTAAAGACGGGAGACGTTATTCACAGAACCTATGTTTCAAATGTTGGAACCGCAGCTTATGTGCCTGGGACTGATGTAGTTATCACTGGTGCGACAGCAACAGATGACTCTATCACGGTTGACCAGAAGTATATTAGCGCATTCTACATTGACGACATAGAAATGCTACAGGCAAGCGTTGACTATTCTGCAGAATTAGCAAGTGATGCTTCATATCAATTAAGTAATCTTATTGATACAGCAGTATTAGCTAACACCGATACTATTGGTGTGTCTGCGCTAGGAACATCTGGTGCGAGTACCGGAACGTTTGTAACTGGAACAACTGCTAATGTTTCTGCTATTACAGCAACAAGTGCTACTATTATTAATGTTTTCAACTCTGCAACGAAATATTTGCGAGAAGGAAATGTTGAACAAGATGGTAGCTGGGTAGCTGTTATTAGTCCAGCAGTAGCTGGGGTTATCGAATTGACAGCCATTGATAAAGGATTCAATATAGCCGATTCTTCTATAAGAAACGGTTATGCGGGAGACTTTTTAGGATTTCATATTTACATTTCTAATAACTTGCCTGCAAGCAGGTGTTATATCGGAAAGAGTAAATGCATTGATTTAATCATGCAAAGAGCTCCTAAGATGGATATCAAGGACGAACCAAAGAAACTTGGTAAGAACTTTATCGCTTCAACAGTTTGGGGTGATGGCGTGTTACACAATAACATGGCAAGGTTCTTAAACGCTATGCTCACAGCGTAGTAAATATTTCTCTATGGGGGGGGGACCCCCCTTGGAGGAACAACAATTTTATGAATACTAAAAAGAAAATACTAAAAGAAAAAAGGGGGGACTTAGAGCGATACAGGGTTATAGAAGAATATTTGAGCTATTGTATTTCTAACGGAGACAAGGGCAAGGAAGACGAGTTAAAGCAAATTCAGATGAATATTGATGAGTTAGATAATATAATTAAATTTTTAGAACAAAAATGAAGATTTCTTACGCACTTATCTCGCCGTATGATTTTAAGGGCGGATGCTGGTTTTACAGAGTAATGATGCCAGCAGAAGCATTAAGAGCGAGAGGACACGAAGTTAAGTTCTTTGTGGCGGGGAATGATATTGATAAGGAATTCTTTGAATTCCCAGATGTGGTTGTTTATCGTGGGACATATCCATTTGACCCGATAAAACAGATAGAAGAATTCAAAAAGAGAGATGTCAGAGTTATCTATGATACAGATGATGACTATTTAACAGTGAACCCTGGAAACCCTTTTCATGAGGATGTTAAAAAGGTAACAGAACAATATGTTTCGCTATTAAAAGCGACAGATGTTGTAACCGTTACGACAGACATTCTTAAAAAGAGAGTTAAAAGATTTAATAAAAATGTAGTTGTTGTCCCGAATGCGTTAAACTTTGCCAGATTTCAGGAAAGAATGGGTAGCAATGACAAACTTAAAATAGGATATAGCGGTGCGTCTTCTCATTGGGAAGACATTGGAATTGTTTTAGATGTAGTAGCCGACCTTCAAAAGAAATATGACTTTGAGTTCTTTATTCAGGGAATGTGCGGAGGACCGCTAATAGGAGAGATTTACAATTATAAATATATTGACAGGGAAAACCTAGAGCCAGCAAAGAGGAATTATTATCGTTCTGCTCTTAAAATGTATGACAAACTTAAAAAGATTAAGTATATCCATATTCCATTTTATCCACCAGAGTTATTCCCAGAGGTATTAAGAAACCTAAACTTTGATATAACCATAGCCCCGCTCAAAAGTAATGCTTTTAATGAGGCAAAGAGTTGTATTAAGTTTTATGAGTCGGTTTCTGTCGGAAGCACTTGTTTGACATCTGATGTTCTACCTTATAAGGGAGTTTCAAACTATACCGCCAAAAACACATATAAAGATTGGAAAAAGAAGTTAGAAAAACTAATAAAAGATAAGAAGTTCAGAGAGAAGTTATCAGACAAACAATGGAACATTGTTCGTCAAAGAGCAGACCTGACAAAGGTTGTGAAGAGCTGGGAAAGAGCATTTACAAAATAATTTACAGAATAATGGTTATCTATCCAAAAGTAAGCATACTTTTGACCTCGTATAACAACGAAATGGTTCGGGATGCGATTAAGGGTGTTTTAGCACAGACTTATAAGAATTGGGAGTTAATTATTCTTGATGATAATTCAAACCAGAAAATACTTGATATTTACAAAGAATTTGACGATGAATTCAGCCACCAGAGAATAAAATTTTATAACTCGCACATTAGAGAAAAAGACAGATTGAAAGTGTGTCCATACGCCAGACAGATAAATGTTGGACTAAAAATGGCAACAGGAAAGATAGTAATGTATTTAACAGACGACACTGTTTACAAGCCCAATAAGCTTAAAGAGGTCGTAAGATATTTTAGGTGGCATCCAAGAGTGAGGGTTGTATATAACAGACAAGAACAGCGTAAGGGCAAATTATCAAAAGTGTTATCGCCCGATAGGGTGCTTAAAAGAGCATTTTGTAGAGTTGACCATAGTTCTGTAAGCCATTATATGAGTTGCGTCAAAGAGGTTGGCGATTGGGACACAAAGAGTTTTGGCATGGCAGACGCATATTATTGGAACAAACTTAATTCAAAATATTTATTCTATCCAATAAAAAAGATATTAGAGACAAACTATATCCACAAGAATAGTTTCTCTCACTTAGTAGTTAAAAAAAACCTATGAATAAAATCCAATACGGGGGTGTTGTCTTCGAAAAAGAGGAAAAGACAGCGATACAAAGAGTTTTAGATAGAAATTGGTGGTTATTAGCAGAAGAGGGAGAGGCGTTTGAAAAAGAACTTGCTGAATACTTAGGAGTAAAACACGCAATATTTGTTAATTCTGGAAGCTCCGCCCTTTTGTTGACATTTTTAGCATTAGCAAGAGAAAGGAATTATAGAAATGAAATAATAGTTCCAGCAACCTGTTTCCCGACAGATATTAGTGCAATGGTTTATGCTGGATTTAAGCCAGTATTAGTAGATGTTGAGTTAGATACATTTTTAATAGACCCAATAGAAGCAGAAAAAGCAATAACAGATAAAACATTTGGTATATTGGCAGTCCATGTAGCAGGTAACATCTGTAACATGGGAGCATTAAATAAGATTGCCTTTGACCATGGGATAAGAATAATAGAAGATAATTGTGATGGATTAGGTGGAAATTGGAATAGTTTTAAGATAGGTTCTGAAAACATATCGGTAGCATCGTTCCACGCTGCCCATATTATATCAACTGGACAAGGTGGAGCAATATTTACAAATAACGATAAAGAAGCAAATAAGATAAAAGAATTGCGTGATTGGGGCAGGAAGATTGATTTTAATGACGACGAAGAAAGCCAACCACCCTTACCCAAGGACTATATGCAGAGATATAACTACACAGAGCTTGGATTTAATTTAGGACCGCTGGAATTACAGGCGGCAATGGGAAGAGAACAACTCAAGAAAATAGAGGACTTCAAAAAAGCACGCAAACACAATTTTGAATACCTTAAGAAGGGGTTGACAAGGGCAGGTTATTCTGTTGTCAATAATTACGAAGAAGCAGACCCTTGTTGGTTTACTTGCCCGTTCTTAGTGCCAAAAGAAGTAAAGCGTGAAACCGTATTTAAGAAGTTAAAAGAAGCAAACATAGAGTTTAGAAATGTTTTAGCTTCTAATATAAAACTACACCCAGCGTTTAGATGGTTATTCGGACTATATCCAAACGCCGACCAAATAGCAAGAAGGGGATTGTGGATACCAGTTCACCCATTGGTAACACAAGAAAACTTAGAATACATGATTAACATACTAAAATGAAAAAACTACTTTTAACGGGGGGGGCAGGATTTATAGGTTCACATTTTGTAGAACATTTTCTCAAGGAAACCGATTGGGATATCATAGTATTAGATAGATTAAGCTATGCCGCTTCAGGGTTTGATAGGTTAAGAGATATAAATTGTTTTGACGACAAAAGGGTAAAGATATTTACCGTTGACCTTAATGAATCACTTAGCGTTGGGGTTAGAAAAGAAATAGGAGAAATTGATTATATTCTAAACCTCGCAAGCGAGAGCCATGTAGATAATTCAATAGCAAAACCAGTTGGATTTATTAAAAATAATATTAATTTAGTTCTTAATTTATTAGAATGGGCAAGAACTCTTAAGGGTCTTAAAAAGTTTATTCAATTTTCAACAGACGAAGTATATGGAACTGCTCCAGAAGGTGTAGACTATAAAGAGGGAGATAGATTTAATCCTGGAAATCCCTATTCGGCAAGTAAGTGTGCCCAAGAAGATATTGCCAGAGCATATAGCAATACTTATGGACTTCCAATAGTGATAACCAACACCATGAATGTTGTGGGGGAAAGGCAACACCCAGAGAAGTTTGTTCCTCTTTGTATTAGAAAAACATTAAAAGGAGAAACAATTCCAATTCACTCTAATAAAGACAAAACAAAAGCGGGAACAAGATTTTATATCCACGCCAGAAATATAGCTAAAGCAATTCACTTTATTTTAACAGAAACTGATGAGTTCTTAGATAAGATAGACGCCAGTAGCGGAAAGTTTAACCTTGTCGGAGAAAGAGAGATTGATAATCTGGAATTAGCCAAAATGATAGCCAAACACTTGGGTAAAGAGTTGAAATATGAAATGGTAGACTTCCATAGTAGTAGAAAAGGTCATGACCTGCGTTATAGTTTGTCCGGAGATAAACTAATAAATATGGGATTTCAATACCCAAAGAACCTAGAAGAAAGTTTAATCAAAACAATAGATTGGTATTTGGAAGACAAAAACAAACATTGGCTTGAGGTATGAAACTAATTAAATAAACATATGAAACTAAATGATACGAGTTCAAAATCCGGAATTATCCAAGAGTTAGAAACGCTTTTAGGAATGTCTGATGGCGATATCAGCGGAGACGACACGCTATTAAAGGTCTTTACAAGAATGATAAACGCTGAATATAGAAGAGTAAATACTTGGATATGGGAAGCATCTGGAACGTGGGAATACGATGACAGCAACGCTACAGATTTACCAATAGCGACTACTGATTTGGTAGACGAGCAACAAGACTACGAAATCCCGTCCACGGCTCAAAAGATTGATAGAGTTGAGGTTTTAGATAAAAGTAGCAACTACCAAAAGCTTATACCGATTGATAAATCACAGATAGCCAGTGCAACATCAGAGTTTATGGAAGAGCCCAATATGCCACGATACTACGACTTATTGGGACGTTCTATAATGTTATATCCAAAGCCGGGGGCGAGCTATGTTACCACTACTAAAGGATTGAAGCTTTACTTTACGAGAGATATCTCTGAATTCGTTTCGACCGATACAACAAAAGAACCTGGATTTGTTAATAACTTTCACCCTCTTATTCCCCTCGGAGTAGCGATAACTTATTCACTTTCTTATGGAATGAAGGATAGGGTTGAAGGATACAAACAAAAACAGGCAGAGTTTGTCAAAGAACTAAAAACATTTTATGGCAATCAAAACCGAGACCAAAAGATAAGAATTATACCACCAAAAAGGAACTATAAATGATAAACTCTAATGAACATAGACCATAAATAATGCTTTTAACAGATAATTTTAATTCTTATACCGATGGAGACCTAAATGGACAGGGCGATTGGAGTGGAGACACGTTATTTGATGTGCAGGGAACAACTACCCAAGAAGGGACAAAAGCTATTAGCGTTGTAAATGCCCCTGGGGGTTTTGCGGAAACTTCTATATCAAAAGACGGAACAACAATGGAGGTTGGTTCTATTAGCATAATGGTAATGGTCAGCGATGTTTCAGATGGTGCTGCTGGATTTTCTATCGGGAATGACACAGGTGGTAATTCGTATCTTGCTACAATTTATATTAGAGAAAATAATATTTATTTATATAATGGAACATGGAATTTAATAGCGTCTAATTATTGTAGCGATAATGTTTGGTATAGATTAACACTAAATTGGGTTGGCGATACACAAAAAGTAAGGACAAAGGTTGACAATATGGCATGGTCTGGTTGGTATGATTGGAGGTCATCATATAACAACTTGTACCCAGACAAGGTATGGTTGAGCTGTATGGGCGATTCCAGCACAAAGACAGCATATTGGGACAATATAATAAGCTCATCAACAGTAGATTTTTGGTCAAACAAAACTAAACATACTACAAGTTATACAGACAAAACCAAGCACACTGCTGGTGCTTCTTGGGACACGCTTGGCTTTATGTTACAGGAGAACACATTTTTTTTACTATTAGAAAGCGGTGGTAAAATTGTTTTGAATTGGGGCGTGACGAAACATAACAGCAGTTGGACAAACATAACTAAACACTAAATATGGCGGATAATAAAAAAATAAGCGAATTAAACGAATTATCAAGTGCTGATAGTGCTGACTTAATTCCTATAGTAGATACAAGCTCAGGAGAAACTAAATTTATCACCGAATCCAACCTTGGAACAGAAGGACCAACAGGACCTACTGGATATACGGGACCTACTGGATATACTGGTTATACAGGAAACACTGGTGACGCTTCAACGGTAACGGGTCCAACGGGTTATACAGGCTCACAGGGTACCACAGGACCCACAGGATACACTGGTGACGCTTCAACGGTAACGGGACCAACAGGACCTACTGGATACACAGGATATACTGGCGATGCTTCTACTGTAACAGGACCAACTGGTTACACGGGAGATACTGGTGATACGGGAGCGACTGGACCAACTGGTTATACAGGAAATGCTGGTGCCGCAAGCACTATAACAGGACCAACTGGTTATACTGGTTTTACTGGAGATACGGGAGATACAGGTGCTACTGGACCAACTGGTTATACGGGTTATACGGGAAACGATTCAACGGTAACAGGACCAACAGGACCGACAGGATATACTGGAGACACTGGAGATACTGGTGCTGCTTCAACAGTTACTGGACCCACAGGATACACTGGTTATACAGGTTATACTGGGGCAGATTCCGATGTAACTGGACCTACTGGTTACACTGGTTTCACTGGAGACACTGGAGACATAGGGGCTACAGGACCCACTGGTTATACAGGAACAGCAGGTTCACAAGGACCTACGGGATACACGGGACCAACTGGTTACACAGGACCACAGGGAGCAGTTGCTGCCACTGGGGCTACTGGATATACTGGTTATACAGGACCCACTGGATACACGGGTTACACTGGAACAAGCTGGGAAGATTATACAGAATCTCCTATGATTTTAACTGGTGGAGCGATTACAGGAGGCACAAATGCTGGAACATTTAAGGTTTCCGCTTTAACAGCTCTATTAAGGGCAACAGATAACGAAACTGGTGTATTAACCTATGTTTCGCTTGCGGAACAAGACAATCAAACTATAGCTTCAGCCAACACGACTTACTTCGTATCCTTAAATTATAACGGCGGAAGTCCGACGATAACGCTTACGACTTCAAATCCTTATAACGCAGACAAAAGAAGCATTCAACTTGGTAAGGTAATGAAAGAAACCGACAATACTGTTCATTTCATTGCTGGAGGGTTTAAGTTTCAGGATGGAATTGAAAAACTACATACCAGAGCTAAAACTTTAAGAGCTTTAGAAATGGACGGTGGAAATACTATTGCTTATTCGGGAACAAATAACTTTACAATGACAGAGGGGGTAGTCTATGGTGGGATTAACAGGTTCGTGCAATCTGCCTATAATTCAGTTACTACCGCATTTACTCCAATTTATAGTGATGGTGGTGGGGGTTGGACAGAGGGAGCGGTAAGAAACACTATTGATTATTCCAAATACGATGATGGAGATGGAACACTGGGAAATGTTGGAACAGCTAAATATGGTTGCCATTGGGTTTATAGACACGTTGATGACGGAGATGTTTATGTTAGATATGGAACAGACTCTTATTCTCTAGCAGACGCAGAAACAGCACAAGAGCCACCTAAACCAGACCACTTATCAGATTTTGGTGTTTTGGTAGGTAAAATTATAGCACCACAGGCAGGTGGTAGTTTTGCGGATATTCAAATGGTTTCAGATACCTTTTTTACGGGAACAGAGGTTTCGGACCATAGTAAATTAGGAAACTTACAAGGTGGAGCGGTAGATGAATATTATCATCTAACATCATCAGAACACGATATAATAGCAACTGGTGGTCCAACGGGACCTACTGGTTATACTGGTTATACTGGATATACTGGAACAGCAGGGGTGACTGGACCTACTGGTTATACTGGAGCAGATGGATATGTTGGCTCTGACGGAGCAACTGGTCCAACTGGTTATACTGGATATACAGGAACTGCTGGTAGCAATGGAGCTACTGGTCCAACAGGTCCTACTGGTTACACTGGGCCATCTGGTAGCAATGGTGCTACTGGTCCCACTGGTTACACTGGATACACTGGACCAGGTGGAACTGGTCCAACAGGACCTACTGGTTATACTGGATATACTGGAACAGCAGGAAGTGCTGGGGCTACTGGTCCAACAGGACCTACTGGATACACTGGTGCCGCTTCAAATATAACAGGTCCTACAGGTTATACTGGATATACGGGAACTCAATACCCCTGGGAAGGTGAATGGACAACTTCAACATCTTATTCTGTTAACGATTGTGTGGAACATGATGGTTCTGGATATGTTTGTATATCTGCCCATACATCTGGAACATTTGCAACAGATTTATCAAATAATAAATGGGAATTACTTGTAGAAAAAGGACCTACGGGTTATACTGGATATACAGGAACGGCAGGTAGTCAAGGTCCTACGGGATACACTGGATATACTGGAGATACTGGTGCCGCTTCAACTGTTACTGGACCTACTGGATATACTGGTTACACAGGGAACACTGGTGCCGCAAGCACAGTTACTGGACCAACCGGATATACGGGTTATACTGGAGATACGGGTGATACTGGAAACCAAGGTCCAACAGGACCTACTGGATATACTGGCTTTACTGGTACCGCTTCTACGGTGACAGGACCTACTGGTTATACTGGTTCGCAAGGAAGTATTGGGGCAACTGGTCCTACTGGATATACGGGCAATGCCAGCACGGTTACGGGACCCACTGGATACACAGGATACACAGGAAGCACTGGAATAGCATACAGATATATAGAATATCGTATTTTAGATAAAGATACCGCACATACGGTTGCCACAGGAGTAGGCGGAGAATTAAGAGTGCCAGTAGCGATGACAATAAACGATGTTGGTGCTTATTGTGATACAGCAGGAACAACTGGAACAGTCACCGTTGACATAAACGAAGCAGGAACATCAATTCTTTCTACTAAAATAACAATAGATAGCACGGAGAAGTCATCAGAAACTGCGGCAACAGCGCCTGTAATATCAGATAGCTCAATAGCAGCAGACGCTATACTAACATTTGATATAGACGCTATTCAAACAACGCCTGCCAAAGGTTTAGTCATATGGCTTAAAACAACAATATAATGAATAAGGTTGATAAAACAACTTGGAAAGACACAATAAACGATAATGAGTTCGAGCGTTTTATAATAGAGGTTGGTGATTCTAAACAATCTAACAAGTTTTATCCTCAAGTAAAATTGCTTAAATGGGTAGAAAAAGATGGGATTACAAACGAATGTAATTTTAGCGTGCGTGCTATTGATGACGAAACAGGAACTTTTATACCACATAAAGTGGGCAAAAAGATAAAGCTCGTTAAAAACAAAAGAGAATATCATTTTTACGATATTCCTAAAGAAAAAGAACATCCAGAAGGTGGATATGAATTTGAAGTAATCCTTAAAGAAAAACCAAAGACGAATGTTATAGAGATGAGTATAGAAAGCAAAGGATTAAAGTTTTATTATCAGCCAGAATTAGAAGATAGCGAAGTTCAAGAAATGGCAGAGAGAGAACATATTACTTTATTAGAAGCAAAAAGAAAATGCCGACCAGAAAATGTAGTAGGAAGTTATGCTGTTTATCACGAAAGCAAAGCAGGTGATTATTCTAAAATGGGAAAGAAGAATTACCGAGCAGGTAAGGCATTCCATATTTACCGACCTAAAATAATTGATAGCGTCGGAAAAGAAGTTTGGGGAGAGCTAAACATAAAGAAAGGCATTTTATCAGTTACAATTTCACAAGAGTTTTTAGATAATGCTGTTTATCCCGTAAGGCACGCTGCTGGATTGACTTTTGGATATGAAACAATAGGAGAATATGCTAAATATGATAGCGTAAATAAAATGATAGGGTCCTTTTTTACGCCATCTTCTTCGGGAACAATAACCAATATCAAACATTATTCTTCTGGATATTCTCACAATTTTACATATGATGGAAACTTAAAGACAATTATTGTAGAAGCAACTGGCAAAACCATTATATCTAACGGTGTTAGTTCACCAGTTGATATGGATAGCAAAGACTGGTATACATTTACATTCGTAACATCTCCAACCATAACTGGAAATACTGAATATATTTTATCAATCATAGCAGATACTACGGACGAACGAAGCTATTTTGATACTGGCTCAACTGGAGATGGTATAGAGGATAGTTCCAATTCTTATTCTTCACCGACAAATCCAACCGACGCTGTCGATGGTAATAAAATTTACTCCATCTACGCCACCTATACAGCAGGAGCATCAGCCCCTACCGTAACCACCCAAGCAGTAACCAACATAGATAAAACAACAGCCACAGGAAACGGAAACATAACAGATGACGGAGGAGCAACAGCGACAAGAGGAATGTGCTGGAATACTACTGGAACACCAACAACAGCAGACAGCCACGCTACTAACGGAACAGGAGAGGGTGCTTACACGGTAGCAATGACAGGATTGACAGCAGGAACTCATTATTATGTAAGGGCTTATGCCACTAATTCAGAAGGAACGAGTTATGGGGGCGAAGTAGAGTTTGACACGACAGGAACAATTAGCCCGTTCCCATCGTTTAAAAGACCATGATAAATTTTGACCACTATTACCATAAAGAAATAATCCCCGCAGGAGCTTTTGGATTTGTTATTCTTCTTTTATTAGTTTTAATTTTATTTGTATGTCTTGGTTAACTGGATATAACAAAAGAATAAAAGTCACGGTATCTAATACAAACATAGATAGTGATTTAACCCACTTTCCGCTACTTCTTACCTTAGGAAGCTCTGTCGGGACGGGCTCTGATGATACTACTTGTGTTTTTGATGAATTAACTTCCGATGCAAACCGCAAGAAAATCGCCGTAACGAAAACAGACGGAACAACTCAATGCTATGTAGAGATAGAACAATGGGATGACGCCAACGAAAAAGCCGTCTTGTGGGTTTCTAAAAGTGATTTAGTTCTTTCAAGTTCGGGAACAACTGATTTATATTTATACTACGATAGTTCTCACGCTGACAATACAATATATGTTGGAGATGTTAATTCTACCGCTGGGGCTAATGTTTGGGATAGTTATTATAAGGGAGTGTGGCATATGTCTGAAGACCCAAGCGGAACAGCCCCTCAAATGAAGGATAGCACGTCTAACAGCGACGACGGGACAACGGTTGGTTCTATGGTTTCTGGAGACTCTGTTTCTGCTGTAGTTGGAAACGGATTAGATCTAGATGCTTCATCTAATCAAGAAGTAGCCCTTGACTCTGGCTCTAATTTAACAATGGGAACAGATGATTTTTCTTGGAGTGGTTGGTTTAAAATGGATGCATGGAACGGAACACACGACCAACAATCACTAATAACTCACGGAGGAATTAGTGATACGGCCGATGGATTCAGGACGGCATTTGATTATGGTAGCGACGGAACAGACGCTTATGTTTGGACAACAATATCGGACGGAACAACAAGAACAACATTTACAAGCAACGCAGGAACAATAACAACAGGAACACAATATTTTATAGCAGTTACCTACGATAGAGATGGGAATGGGGTTATTTATATAGACGGAACAGCGGCAGATACAACAAGCATTACCGCTAGCAATGGAAATATAGGTACCGATAAAACAACCCAAATTGGAGGATATTCTACCAATGGAAGAAATATCGATGGGATTATTGATGAAATTAAAGTGTCAAAAGGAATAGCTCGTTCTGCTGCATGGGTAAAAGCTCAATATTATTCAGAAAAAGATAACTTAGTAAGCTGGGGGAGCGAGGAAATAGCATCAACAGATAACTGGTTAAACGGATATAACAAAAGAATAAAAGTCACGGTATCTAATACAAACATAGATAGTGATTTAACCCACTTTCCTCTTTTGCTTACCTTAGGGAGTTCTGTCGGGACGGGCTCTGACGATACTACTTGTGTTTTTGACGAATTAACTTCCGACGCTAACCGCAAGAAAATCGCCGTAACAAAATCCGATGGCACAACTCAACTTTATGTAGAAATAGAACAATGGGACGATGCTAACGAAAAAGCCGTCCTGTGGGTTTCTAAAAGCGATTTAGTTCTTTCAAGCACAGGGACAACTGATTTATATCTATACTACGATAGTTCTCACGCAGATAATACTACTTATGTAGGAGACATCGGAAGCAGAACGGAAGTTTGGGACTCTAATTATAAAATGGTTCAGCATATGGTTGATACGACTACTTCAACTATTACTGATTCAACTTCGAATAATAATGATGGAACAAAGACCTCGGCGAACGACCCGATAGAAGCTACTGGTAAAATAGCAGAAGCACAAGATTTTACCAAGGCAAATTCTGATAAGGTAACCATATCTAATGACACAACGCTTAATTCTGGAACTGGCACATTCACCACAAGTGCTTGGGTTAAATTTGATTCAACCATTGGCTCTGTAACCGCAACTATAGTTGGTAGATTTGCTGGTGGAACTCCAGGATGGACTTTCGGTAAGTATTCTGATGATAAGCTTTTTTTCTATATGTCTGACGGTTCTAGCAGTCAATTATTAAGAGCCACCACAACAACCCTAATTGCTGGAACTTTTTATTATATTACTATTGTTAGGCGAGCAGGTAATGATAGAGAAATATATGTTAATGGGTCGGAAGAATCCTTAAATGCCGCCCCCGCTAATCTTTCAGGTAATTTAAATAGCACCCTTGATTTAGGTATTGGAGCATACGGTTCTGAATACTGGGATGGCATAATTGATGAAACAAGATTTTCAAATGGAATTGCCCGTTCTGCCGATTGGATTAAAGCCTCTTACCACTCTGAAACAGATAACTTAGTAAGCTGGGGGAGCGAGGAAACACCAACAACATTTGTTCCACAAATGATATTTATATAATGAATTTTTCAATAGTTCTAATAGCAAAAAACGAGCAAGAAACCCTACCACATCTGTTTAACTCCCTAAAAGAGTTCAAAAAGCGTGGTGGTGAGTGTATTTTAGTAGACACAGGTTCTACCGATAACACGGTTAAGGTAGCACAACAATTTGGTTGTATTGTCAAGAGCGTAGGAGATAAGTTTTTGAGAACAATTACAAACGCAGACGAGATAAACAAACGATTTATTGTTAGGGGTGAAAAACCAGTTCTTAAAAATGGAGATAAATTATTTGATTTTGCTTCGGCAAGGAATTATGCGGCGAAAATGGCGAGTAATGATTGGATTTTTTCACCTGACTGCGATGAAGTTTTAACATCTTTTAATTTAAATGAAATAGAAAAGGTTATTAGCGACCCGAATATGGATAGGCTGGAGTATAATTTTATTTTCAGTCATGATATTTATAATAATCCAGCAATTAAGTTTATGCATTCAAAGTTCTATAGGAGAGATAAACTATGCTGGGGGGGAATTGTACATGAAACTTTAAGCCCAATTACAAAATGACTAAAAGATTACCAGAGTCAATAATTTTGCTTGAACATTATCAAAACGAGAAACAAGATAGGTCGGGATATTTAAGAGGGTTAGCGTTGGATTGTTTTGAACATCAGGAGAAAGATAGAAATTCTCATTATCTGGCTCGTGAGATGCTCTGGACTGGGCGACCCAAGAGTGCCATCAAAGAATTCAAACGCCATATAGCAATGAAGAAATGGGCGGCAGAAAGAGCTCAATCGATGATTTTCATCGGAGATGCGTATAAAATGCTCAATAAGAGGGACAAAGCGTTCGAGTGGTATAATAAGGCACTATGGGTAGATGCGGACCGCAGAGAGGCATTTATGAGGCTTTCACGGCTATTCTACGAGCAAGGCGACGCACAAAGGACTGCTTGCTATGCTTCTGCGGCATCAGAGATACCATGGAATGCCTACTACGCAAACCAACGACAGCACTACACTAACGAACCCCACGAGCTTCTTTACTGGGCTTTATGGAATATAGACAGGAATAAATCAAAATACCACTGGGAGAAAGCCTTAGAATATCAACCACTTAATACAAAATATTTATACGACGCAAGGTTTTATATAGATTTACCAAAAGTTTCTATTGTTATCCCGTCAATGAGAGATGAAAGCAAAACAATAGAAGCAATACATAAAACAGCCAACTATCCCGACTATGAAATTATAGTAGAAAAAGATAGTTTTGAAAATAATATAGGCGTAGCAAAAACATTTAATAACGGAGTTGCCAAGTCAAAAGGAGATTTAATTGTGTATATGGGAGATAACGATATTCCCCAACCCAACTTCCTTATTTTAGCAGTTCTTAAAATGATTAAGGAGTTCCCAGAAATGGACGGATTGGTGGGATTAAATGATATGCACTGGCACGGAGAATTTGCAACCCACTTTTTAATAAGTAAGAAACTTTTACCATATTTAGACAATGAAATATTCTATCACGGATATTACCATTGTGGAGTAGACAACGAACTAACAGAAAGATGTAGAAAAATAGGAAAATATGTTTGGTGTGAAGAAGCTAAACTAAAAATGAAAAACCTTAGTTCTGACGGAACGATAAACAGAGATAAAGTATATAACTTTTCCTATAACGCAGAACATCTAAAACACGATAAAGAATTATTAAAAAAACGCTCTCAAGAGTTGGGATTTGAACTAAGAGAGAATTTTACAAGACCAAATGCAAATAACACAAATAATACCAACAAATAAAGGAATAAAAGATAATGTATATTTTTGTTCTGGAATGAAAAAGACACCAGACGGCAATGTTAGCTCTGGATATCAGTTTTCCAATGTAGCACAATATACGGCATCAAGTTCTACCGCACGGCTTAGCACAATGAGAAAGTTTGTTGACAGGGAATATGGACAATATGCTTCTACTTGGGGGTTAAACCCTTACTATAAGGGCGGATTATGGGTGATACCAAAATATGGTTCAGAAGTCAAACAAGCGATAGACCTTGGACTTACTCCTGGAGATGATTGGTCAACAACAAACGAGGACATTGGAACATCTTCTGTTCTTGAAGTTTCAAATGATAATGAAATAATTTATTCTGGTAGAAAATATGTTGGCAAATCAATAACCAGTACCCTTAACGGAGCGATATCTGATACCGATACATCAATAGTAATAACAGATGCTACCAGTTTCCCGTCAAGCGGACAAGCGGTAATCGTTGATGGTAACCATGCAGAATGTATAGAATACACTGGAATAAGCACAAACACCCTAACAGGCGTTACGAGAAATAAATATTATACAACAGCAAGAGCTTGGTCAAGCGGAAAAGAAATAGTTGGATTTAGAAACCATTGGCTTACTTGGACGTCTGGTTTAGGTTCTACCACAAAAAGCCCATCTGTCAAGTGGGAGGACCATATCTTTGTTGGTAGAGGACACACAATCGGTGGCTGGAAAGAAAACGATGGCTCTGACTTTGATGAAACAATGTTAACCCTACCAGCTAATTACGAAATAGTTGGAATGACAACGCTTTTAACTGGTGCCGGGACAATGGTTTTAATAGCCGCAAATAGAGAAAACGCTGGCGATATTTTTATCTGGAATGGGGTTGATAAAACTTGGAGCAGAATTGTCGCCTGCGAGGAAAACATAAAAGCTATTGATAAAAACATTGTTGCGTTAGGAACGGGACTTTATCAAACAGATACTTATTCCTTATCGCTATTGGCAGAGTTGCCAGACAATAAAAATGATATAACATTATCAGAATTTAAGGTATCTGACATTAAAATACATAAAAACGAAGTATTATGCCTATTAAGTGCTGGTGACAAACGCCCACAATATAAAAGCGGAT